ACTTTTGGCACACTGACAGTATTGGAAAACCATCATACGATTGGTGGTTACGGATGTTCGGCTTGTTTATGTTATTGTAGCGAGTTTGAATGTACTGGAATTGTAAGGAACAGCGATTTGAAAAATGGTGCTACAACTTCTGGTAGAAAATTCGAACGTGACAAAGCTCCAGAAGGTTCTGAGCCGAAGTATGAAAAGGAAATTATTGAAGCTGGGTCATGGTACTCAGATAGTAATGGGTATTACGTCAGATACGTCGAAGAAGGTTCTAACGATGAAAGATATCTACATTGTTTCATCTGGGCATTGGAACATGGTCCAATTCCAGAAGGAATGGTCGTAGACCATAAAAAAAGTAATCCATCGAACAATCTTCTGAGTAATTTACAACTTATTACGCCACGGCAGAATAAGCAGAAAGCTAAAATGATGAAAAATAACACTTCTGGTGAGATTGGCGTAGGTTGGCGTGAAGATTGTAAGAAATGGCGTGCTCGCATCACGGTAGATGGTAAACAGGAAAATCTAGGATATTTCACAACTAAAGAAGAAGCCGTAAAAGTTCGTAGAGAAGCCGAAGTTAAGTATTTTGGAGATTATACACCTGTTCGAGATGAATAAATATTCATGAAATACGAGGGATATTCCTATGACATTTGAATCGACTACATCTAATAACAATTTGCAAGCATTGGAAAATAGAAATTTTTTAATGCCCCATGGCTTTTTATTAATTTGTAAAAAAGTGATGGCCGTCCCTCTATTCTGCGTTAGGGCTAACATTCCAGTGGTATCATGCGGCTCGGCGCAGCAATCCACCAGACTAAACAAAATTCCGCATGTTGCAGATGAGTTAAATTTTGAGAACCTTGTTGTGGAATTTCTTGTTGACGAGAATCTTAAGAATTATATCCAGGTTTATGACTGGATGAGATATATGACGGGTGCGGTATCCGTAGATGAAATCCAGCAAGTCTCGAAGATTGGTGAATCAATTGTTAAGAAACCACCAACCGGAAGAAGAGTTAGCAAGTTTGATACGATTTATAGTGAGACTGCTGAGATTACTTTACAAGTGCTATCAAGTAATTACAACCCAGTCGCCAGCATCACTTATCACGACGCTTTTCCTGTGTCTTTAGGTAGTGCAGATTTTGATACTCGCATCACTAATCCAGGTTTCTTATCGGCGGGCGTTGCTTTCGAGTATACATATTTTGATATTCGAAGCGGTTTAGCCGCCAAAGAAACGGATTCGAACACCGTATCGACTTAACCAATATACGAAAAGCCACCCGAAAGGGTGGCTTTTGCGATATTTGACAATGCCCGAAGGCTTGTACTAGTTGAGGTTGGCGATTCTAACTCGACGGTAGAATGTGTTAGTACCGAAGGTAATCCGACCACCACCAGCAGTTGCACCTTCAGCGAAGGGAGAAGCAACCAGACCATAACGAGTCTTGAACCCGATTGAAGGCTGGAAGGTAGCGGGGTCTTTAACAGACATCAATTGCAGACCGATGTAAGGACAGTAGTACAATCCACAATCGCCGAAATCGCGGCCCTTGTATCCAACAACGAAATACTGAGTATTGCTCGAGTTGGCAGAATACGGGTCGATGAAAACGCGGAAGGAGCTACGGCCTTTATCAATCGTACCAGCAAACAGGTCATCGGTATCATCGATATCGAGGTTTGCACTGTATTCGGGAGCGTAGTCGAGAATACCAGCAATACGGAAAGCAGATGCAACGTCAGCGGAACAGATAACGATATTACCACGCCCTCTACGAGTTTGTTGAGCAATTGCGCTAGCATCCCGGTGGAGCTGGAACAGCATACCTTGCATTCTTTCTTTCGACCAACGACCGTTGGAGTCAATGTTCAAGTCATAAACACCAGCGTTAGCAACGTTGTTTTGAGCACCGGGCTTAGCAGTGTGATAGATAACACGAACGAGTTCACGGTTGATGTCGGTGATGATTTGAGTAGCCAAATCGTTGGTCAATTCAGCTTCAGCATCGATACCATGAATAGCCTTAAGGTCTTGTGCCATTTCAATCGACCAGCTAGCACGCAAACCACGACCACCAGCGTGGACGGTGACTTTTTCGAACGTGTTAGCCATTTCGCGGAATTCGTTGTTGGTGCTACCGAGAACTTCCAGCTTGGAGGTGGCCATATTAGCACCGGTCAAACCATTGCGGTTAGCTTGGAAAGCAGTCGAAGAAGCAAGAACGGGGTCCATAGCACCAGCGGTTGTACCACCACCAGTAGCATCGTTAAGCAGGCCGGGGTTTTGTTCTGCGTTGGTGCCAGTACCGGTATAAGTACCGAAACCACCAGAGAACGTGGGGTCTGCTTCATTGTAGAAAGCTTCGGGGCCTGCCATATCGAGATCACCGTCAACATAACGGGCACGCTTAGCGAAGATTGCACCGTAGGGACCACGCATGGGGATAGTACCCACGAGGTCGTATGCAATCAGGTTGGGCATAGTACGACGAACCATTGAAACCAGGATGGGGTCGAAACCGGCACTAGGACCAGCATTAGCAGCCGCATTACTGAAACCGGTGTCGCCGGTAACGTTGATGCTAGCTTCGGTCAACAGACCAGCTCCACGACCACTAGCGTTATGAATTTCTTGGTTTTCCAGCAGACAAGCGGTAACAGCCTTACGATGGCGCAGGTTACGCTGAGGGATGGGGGGAAGGTCACTATGCTCTAAAAGCGGTTCCCATTTCTCCAGCAATTGGGAAGTTGTAAGATTATTTTCGTACATTGGATAATTAACTCCTAAACTAAAATTATTTAGACAAATGCTTACGACGACAATGTTTATTGAACACCTAATGCACTAAGATATGATTGCATCCGTGTGCCATATTCCGGACCACGCTGAACAACATCTTCAGTGATGTAATTTTGTGTGGTGGGAGCACTAGAACCTTCAATAAAGCTTTCTTTTAGGGTTTGAAGTTGCCGAGAGAATTTATCAGCATCTCCTGCGTATGAAATACTTTCTGAAAGTCGTTGCAATTTATCTACTTGAACTTGAGTCAGCCCTCTGGCTTCTTCTTGAACCAAGATTTCACGATGCGCTTGTAACAGAGCTTCGTTTAAGTTTACGTTGGCTTCGATTTGCTCGTTGAGTTTGTCTTCCATGTCATCCAAACGGGCAACCATAGCTTCAAAAACTTCAAACTTCTCTTCCGGTACAGCAACATAGTGTTCACGGAACAGGTTGTGCAGTCCAGCCATGAAGGATTCATTCAATTGTGAGCGAACTCCATCTTCAACAGCCAGACGATTTTCTTCCAGCCACTGAGCCGATGAATAATCCATGAATGATTCAACTTGCTCGGCCAAAACACCAACAGCTTGATCAAATCTTTCTGCGTAGGTTTCTTCAAGACGTGCAATTTCAATTTCAAGGTGCTGTTGTAGAGCAGCCTCAAAAATAGTCTTGGCTTGCAATTTGAAATCATCGGTTAAGGTGTCGTCACCTTCGACCAACGAATCAAACTCTTCCGAAGTAGCCGTTTCAACACCTTCTCTCTTGATTTGAAGCTGTTGAAGGACTTCGGGACGGAGAGAATTACCGGGTTTAACCGCATTTTTTGTATCATCTCCTCTACCTGCTCCACCGGGGGGTGTAGCACCTTTAGCAGAAGGACTCTTGACACTGTAATCTTCAATGCCAGAAATCTTTTCTGTACCACCATCGACATAACCCTGATTTCTGAGATGAGGGATACCTTCGGCAGGTTTTGCACCTTTATTGACAGCGGTCGTGCTACGCGAAACGCCATCTTTCGGTCCCATATCCAGGGGGTTGTCTATTACGCTTTTTCCAGTCTGTTGTTTTGCCATTAAATAGATTCTCCTATCTGTCAATAATATTTAGTATCTGAATACTCTAGCGAATTCAATTTGCTGTTGCAGTGCTAGTTGTCCTCTATCAACAGATTCGTTGATACGCTTCCTAGCTCGTTCGAATTGTTGTTCTGAATACACATCACCTTCTACATACCATTCTTTACCTTCCATAATTCCATTAACAAAAGCATCAGGTGCGCTTGGGTCGAGAACGATATCGGCGGCGGTAATCATACGCAGACCTTCTGCTACATAATTTTTACCGTTGCGATTTTGAATATTACCCAGACAGCGACTGGATACGCCCAACTGAATACCATCTTCATATAGATTCTTAGCAATTTGACCCATAGGCGAAGAAGATAATTGTGCTTTACCTTTCCAGTTGTTACCTTCTTTTTTAAGTTGTACGATTTTATGCGAAATTCGCTCTTCATTCAACTTCGGGTTCTCAGGGTGTCCAAGTTCCCCCACTGCTCTATTTTTAGCAACAGTCTCTTTAATGTATTTCTGAACAACGGGGTCGCCTACTTTGGATTCGTATATTCTACCATTACGATTTTCGATGTCGAATTGAAGAAAAATACCTTCGATAAATAATCTTTTTTCTCCGGTTGTTTTCGATTCGGTTAATACCCGAACATCTTCAAAGTTTTCTTCGATTATTAACTTCATTACTCTTCTCCAAACGCTCTAGTGAAGTGTTGCTGTGCGATTTCAGGTTTAACTTCTTCAATTCTGCTATTAATACGGTCTAACATCAAGCTATTGAGTGCATCCATAGCCTGAGATGTTTGGCCGCTGGCTATAAGTGAAACTAATTGAGTGCCATCCATGATTGTTTATCTCCTATATAAAGTATTTATACTTGTGGACTTTCTGGGTTATCCGTTTCCGGGTTAGGAGCTTCCGCACCACCTTCTGGTGCTGGTTGCTCTAGTTCGGCTTCTGCATTTTGGTTTGCAGTTGCTCCGCCGCCACCCACAGCAGCGTCCTGTTGCGGAGATGGGATAATTCCAACCTGTCTTTCGTATTGAATCTGTTTATCGATTTCCGCAATCTCATCATCCGATTGGCCGAGGATGCTATGGCGAACTTGGTATGTGGAGAAATATTTTCCGATATATGGTTCTACCGCTGCAGCCAAAGCCAGCTCTTCATTCTGAATTTCGATTTTTTTCAATTGAGCATATTGGTTATCGTAGATGTAGTCATACTGAATATGTTCTTTCAATTCATCGAATTCTTTAGGAGAACACACACCTTTCAGTATCAATTGAGTTTTCAGAATGTCTGTAAAAAGTTGTGAAAAACGCTTACGCATTTTAGCCACAAATTTGGCAAATTTAACTTCATCTCTTAGAATTTCACCTGAACGCCCGAAGGACATACCTTGAGCCGCTTGCTGTCTTGTTAGTGGTACGTTCAATGCCCGCATGAGAGCATCTTGGTAATATTGCAAGAATTCCATATTAGAAAGGCTATCACTTCCAGGTAGAGTTTTAATTTCTGTACCCTTGTTCCCTCCATATCTAGGAAGATAAATGTCTTCCAACATCGACATGAAATGATTATTGTCCTTGATTTCACCAGTGACAGAATCGTAGGTAATTTTTGTTTTAAGGCGATTTATCTGTTTTTGAATAAACTCTTCACCTTTAGGCCCAGGCATACCACTAACATCGATGTATACGACCCTACGCTCAGGAGCACGAACTACCCGGTGGATTACGGTTGAATCTTCCAGAATTCTCAATTGATTTAATGGTTTAATTGCCTTATTCAACCAAGACAATACCATGCCATTATTACCATCAACCAAACCAGAAGTTACATAAGCGATAGCGTCTTTAGCAATAGGAACGGCTACCGTATTTTTTCCTCTAGGGTCGATTTGTTTTGTCTGTTGCTGGCCACCACCATTTTGACCATAATAATTACCAAATCCATTACGAGAGTATACGAAATACTCGTCATATACCTCACCTTCTAGTGCAGCAGATTTACCGAAGTTACCGCTGTCGAAACTAGAATAGGAACCCGCAGTTCTACTATCTTTTTCTTTCTTCTTGATTTCTCTTACGGGCTTAATACTTAACGGGTCGATGTATCTAAGCTCAAGAACACCTCTTTCCGGTTTATCGAAGTCGATAATTTTATGATAATATAATCTACCATCGACGTAATACTTTCTGAAGATGTCTTGGCATTTATTGTTAAAATCAAGCAATCCCAGGATATATTTGAATTCTCCGCGTATGATATTTTTAACAGCTTCACCAACCGGCATATTGGTTAAATCGATACGAACGGGAACATCATTAGTATCACTAACAATAGCTTCATTAGTGATATCTTCGATGGCTTGGTCGATTTCTGGTTGGAGCGACATGGCACGATATCTGCGAATTAAATCAAATTCACCCTTAATACTTGGGTCTAGATTTAGACTATATCCATACTGCCCGCCACCCACAATAGGAGTAACGCCATCATCATTATTCACAGGAACAGGACTGGCTTTATTAAGCAGCTTATTCTGTGGGTCTTCCTTAATACTAAATCCAAATAATTTTGACATATTGCCCTCAGACTTATTTCTAACTTTATTTAGGCAAAAAAAAGCGGCCTCTAATAAAGAGGCCGTTGTTGTAAGGAGGTCTAACGGGTTATTTAGCTAGAAACCCGACGAGGATCGGAGCTAAATCCATTGCTATTGACATTACCAATGTCGCCATCGGCAGCGGCCCAGTATTGAACAGCTAGTGTAACACCAAATTCTTGGATTTGGTTGACCGAATCGAATGCAACGGGAATTGAATCTACAGAAATAGGCCAAACACCTTCCATCATATAGCTACGAATAGGTTCATGGTTTCTGTCTAATTGAGTTACATATGCACGAGAGAAGTAATTTTCGTACTCAATCTCGCCATAGATTTCGGAGTGACGACCGACAATTTCAGCCCACTTTTCAAATGCTGAACGCATTTTATAGTTTCTGTCGGAATAAACGGTCAGTGCCCAATCGTCGAATTCTTTGTCACCATTGACTTTGAGTTGACGACCACGGAAGTAGATAGGAATCTTGGCGTTGGTGCTGCCAGGGATGGCAGAAGCCTTAACCAAGAATTCGCTGTCCTGAGCTAAATCAGAAACGGATGCTACTACTGCTTGGGGGAAAATCATGGTAACACGGAACATCGTATTACGGACACCACCACCAGTAAATTTGGATTTGAAATCATTAATAGTTGGAGCCATTGTTTTTTACCTCTTAGAATCCTTTGAATGTAGTGGAAGTTTCCGTAAACGCGATACCAGACGCAGATGCAATAAAGTTTAATGCAATAGCTTCGATAGGTCTAGCCGGTCTGATATAGATATCTGCGACAAATTCGTAGTTGTCTACGACTGAAGGCGGATTATTAGAAGCATCGCACTGAACTACATAGTCAACGATCCCACCGAGGGATTTGAGGTCTGACAGGTAGGGCTCGACTTGGTTACGGAACAATGAACGTGTCGTTTCGTTGTTGAATTCCCACAAGAACGCTTCAGCAGATGCAGAAATCGCTTTCTCTAGTTCGATGAATACTCTACGAACGTTAATACGACTAAATGCACTGTCATCTCTCAAGTTGGTTTTATCACCATAGAGGTAGATGCCACCATTCTTAGAAATTACCGGGTTAATCGACTGAACATAGATGATGTCTCTATGCGATTTCAATGTAGGATTGTATGCCAGTCTGATATTTGCACCTCTGAGTTGACCTTTCACCTTACCAGCGGGGGCAACGTAGAATGGGTTCGAACTACAGATACCAGCGATATCAGCATTCATAGGAATCCAGCAGCGAGTATCACGATATTTGTCGTAAATTTCAATGTATCCGCTATCTTTAATAGCATAAGAACTTCCGGTAACGCTGGCATCCCATACAATCAAATTATCGGTGACTGTATCGCTACTGGCGATATTCAACACGGATGTTCTCGCGGGGCTAACGAACGCAATTGAATTTTTACGAAGTTCTGCCTTAGCAATAACGTAGTTTGCCTTAGCAACACTAAGTTGAACGTTGGATTCTCCCGGACCCATCAACAGAAAATCTACGGTATACTCTTCCGGGTCATCGAAATAATCGTAACCAGCAAGAACACCACCAGATGTAGATGCAAGGTCATCGACGCCACCACTTAGAGTCGTCGAGCCCGATGTGATATACTTGAAAGCAGCGGAGTATGTTGTGGAACCCAGTGAAGTCTTGCCAGTATTAAGCGTACCAGCGCTAATAACAGGAAGAGTATCAACCAGATATACCCAATTACCCTGGTTGGCGATAACATCTACGAAGTAAGAAATGTCGCCGGTAGCGGTCTGAGCACCTTTAGCTTTAGAGACATTGAAGTATGTTTCCAGGATGCTGTATCTATTTCCGGTCACTCCACCAGTTGCATCATAAACTACAACGTGGAAGAGGTCTGCGGAACCACCACGAGACGATACGAAAGAAGATGTTCCAGGACGAGCCGCGAGTCTACGCCACTCCACATTTTCGAATACAACCTGTTCGCTATACCAATCAACAGCGGTACTGATAACAACATCAGTAGCACCATCTTCTAGCACATCGGCTGTAGTAATAGCACCACCAGTTACGTTGATAACTGCGAGTTTTTTGTTTACCGAATCCCATGAATAGACGAGTGCTGTTTTTGTGCCGCTAGGCGTAACGTTGAAAGTCAGCGTAGCTCCAACGGTCGGAGCAGAAGCCGGAGTTGTTGCAAGGGTAAGCAATTGGTCTGCGCCATGGTCGATTACAGAAACACCGATGTTGTTGCCGTATACACCAGCAGTACGAGCAAGCGCACCAACGGTATATGTTCCACGGTTTTGATTAAATTCGAGAGTGGTTTTAACTTGAATTGCACTACCGGTCAAGACTGCGTTTCTAGCAGCAGCTTCGGCAACGCGGACGACATAACAACGCCCACCATAGTTCAAGAATCTTTGAATACAATGCCAATACTCGTAGTTGCTATCGGTCGGATAACCGAAAGTACCAATAAGTTCGGATTCAGTTTCAATCAATACTGGCAAGTTAATCGGACCACGCTGAAAAGGACCAGCGATGGCGGCGATATTCCCAGTTGTAACGGTATTCCCCGATTTGGTCATGTCTACTTCCGACACGACAATACCCGGAGATGCAGTTTTAAGATATGCCATATTAGCTCCTATAAATATATCCTACTTTTATTTAGCGAAACCCAACTTTAGAAGTCAAATTTTGAAATTAAGCGCCTAACCAGTAGAAGTACGGATTGTTTTCTTGTGGTACAACATCCCAATGCATTCCGGTAGATTTGTCGTAATATACAGTTTCGGGTAAATTGTCAACAACAAATGCACAAAGTTGTTCAACTTCTTCCGCCAAATCTGAAATTTTATCGTGATACAATTTCTTACGGACATCAGAATTTGTTAAATCTTTGAAGAACGGTTGTTCAAGCATCCAAGCATATAAAACCAGACACATACACAAATCGTCATGGTTATCTTCGCCATCATCGGCGGAATATGTACCATTAGATTTCAATACAAATGTGGATAATTCTCTAATCGCAGTATAATCTTGTAATAGCAGTTTATGACTTTCTAGTACCGTTTTTAAGTTTGCACATCCAACTTTCTTGACGGTCGTGGACATCTTCACGCCATATTGGGTATTAGTTAAACCTAGATTACATCCCAGAACCTGACCACTTCTCCCCATAGTCTTGGTCATTAGAATATTTTCATACTCGTGAGTCATAAAAAGAGTTTCGGCAACCTGATTACCAACATCATTAACCTCGCACAAAACCCATGCAGAGTTATATGCCTTGGCTGCTCTGTAAATCGGGTCGGGGAATAGCATTGCAGGAATATTGGCATTGTAATATTTTGCAACGACCTTATGTGGAAATTTTGTAATATCGAACACTATAAATGCTGAGTGGTCTTTATTTGTTCCACGCGCAACGTCTACGGTAATAACATAATCATGAGATTTTATCGGTTCACTATATATATCCAGATATTCCGAACTAGATATTGGAGCAACACCAGCCAAGTTACGCAAACATTCACCACTAAGTAGAGTATCACTACTACCCATGAATTCACATTCTTGCTCTTGTTCCCATTGGTTGATATCGGTATCTGCGATATATTTCTGCTTCCATGCTTCGGTTCTACCGGGGACATCTTGCCATCGCACTCTAACCGCCTTGAAGCTGTTCTTGCCTTGTTCGGCTTCCGTCCACATCTTATAGAAGCGATTCAAACCTTTAGGCGTACTAACAATGAACATCTTAGTTTTTTGACCGGATGAAATTGTCGGGAACACCGAGTTAAAGAACTTATCTGCGATGTGGTTTTCGATGTGAGCAAATTCGTCAATGAATACTAAGTTGAACGTCATACCACGAACACCAGATGCACTGGTAGCAGCCGCTCTAACAACCGCACCAGACTCTAGCTTGACAGTCCCTTCATTCCACTTTGTAACGCCATGCTGAAGCCATTTCGGTAGATTTTCATATGCCTGCTTGACAACATCCAGGATTTCCATCGCAATCTCTTTTTTGTTGGCCAGGATTGCAACTTTATAAGTTCCTTTGAATAGAATGGACCAAACAATAAATGCAGCAACAGTAACCGATTTACCCGCCTGTCGAGGAGTCATACAGATTACTCTGTTATGATTCTCGAAAGCATCGAACATCGTCTTCTGGTAATCCCTTGGTATAAACGGGACAAGCGACTGCGCATCGGCATTAAAAGTTTTGAGATATTTGGATGTAAAATAAACAATGTTATTCTTACATTTCTTCATCTCTGCTTGCATTTCTGCAGTATATTCGATTTTCTCTCCTGGTTGTCGCAGGAGAGTATCGCCCCTTGATTTTACATTTGCACCTATAGCCATAATAACCTCTAGCCCATGTCGTCAGTATTTTTGGTGTTTGCGTGAGTGGTTCTTCCTACTGACTTGTTATGAACTAACAAAAGACCTAAACCGTGATCTCCCTTCTCGTATTTTGTGAATGACATTAATTTTGCCATTGGATACAATGCTTCGACATACGCTTGCATGTCTTGCCTGGTAGGTCTGCGAGTATCGGGCCAGAATAGACTGAGAATTTTAGTTTGACCGTGGAATTTGAAAACAACGGTATATGCTCTTCCTGATTCGTTGGGGTTAATCCCGAAATCTTTTAGTTGAGCTTCGGTCATGTAGCAAAAATTATCATAAATTGTTTTCTGTTCCAGAATAGGCTGGCGAGCCATATTGATAAACTTATCCAGAATAGCTTCATTCATATTTTTCGGAGCACCCGCTGCACTGGGAGGAGCACCGGCTGGGGCACCTTTCTGACCTGGGGTTTTATTTTCCTGTGAACTCAAATTGCTATATGCTTCGATATTATTGAATAGTTTATCTGTTACTATTTTACGGGCTTTGGCTTTATCGGTAACACCTTTAGCAATTTCCGTTCTAACACCGATAACGATACGTCTATTCACTTCTTCGATGTCTATACCACTTTTTTTGGCAATCTCTTCTGGGTCATGTCCACCACCTTCAGGGTCGAATGCACCGGCATGTTCCGTTTTATTTTGACCAAAGGTAGGCGAATGCGATTGCGTCATATTGTTAACTGCGGTATCAATACCAGTTGCATTGATACCGGATTTCACGCCGATGGCTTCATTCAAATATAATCTAAGATTATCTAGGTTTTTCATAGAATAGTCTCCTATAGTTTCCGTAAGTATTTAGCGTGTTCTGATTTGTGAGTTAATCTGTGTAAATTCCACCGAATCACATTCAATATCTCGTGCTCCACTTGAACCAACAGTTTTACGAATGTTGGTGCCATAACCGAATGCTCTACTTGTACCAGCAGCAACCATGTTCCCAGAAGCAACAGTTGCAACTAAGGTTCCATTTATCCAAGCTTCGCCACTTCTGTCCGGTAATATGATTAAATCCATTGCAAACCATGTGTTAATTGCATAAGTTACCCCAGTATTTGTAGCACCTGAGTTTAATGTGACACCATCGGAACGGGATATTATTTCCCATATACCACTGTTAGTTGCGTAATCATATCTAAAGTAGAAACCGTCGGTAGGTTCTGCTGAGAATGAATCGAAGAAACCGACATAGACAAAGTATGTATGGGTTGCATCAGACAATGTACCTTGACTTCTAATAACACTAGAATATCGCATGTACTTCGATGTGTCATGCCATAACCCAGTAACACCCGATGTACCATAACCGGCTCTACCAGTAGCAGTTGTACCAGTAGTTGCGTTGCATACACCAACACGTCCCGTATAGCTAGCACCGGAAGCGTTCCAACCGGCAGAAGTACCATTTATGATCTGCTGGCCAAAATCGGGATGTCCGGCGTTGCCACCAACGAAATCGCAGAAGTTACTTTGAACCGTTAATAGAGCGTTTCTTGTTGGAATGAAAACATCAATCAACATCCATCTTGCACTGGGTAAATCATAGATTAAATCAATCCTAGTGCCTGGAATTAACGCATACTCAGGATTACCAATGTTGAATCTATTGGCTGCCGTAGATGCTGTGCTGTATGCCTGGTCGCGTAGAGTGATTGTAAATGAACCAACATTAATCAGTGTCAGTATTCTATTGTCAGTGGATGGAGCAGTGATACCAGTCAACAACACATGAGTAGACGCACTAACCTTCAGAATACGAGCACTATCTAACCCGGTTGGATTGTAATTGTTCGTATTTGCATCGAGAGCGGCTGGTGTAACAATCGGTGTTATGATGGTTAAGTTACTAGTGTCTAGGAAATTGTTTGTGCTGAAAATCAGTTGATTATTAGCGTCAACAGTAAGAGCTTTACCCAACTTATTGAACAGTCTGGGTATTGTTCTATTTTCCATATTCTCCAGTCTAGGTGCAGTCGCAGTTGCTGCGGCTTCATATCTAAACCAATCAACAAATATAGTCGGGTCTACACCACCACCAACATCATTCTGGACCCATATACCGACGGATAACTGACCAGCGGCTAAGAATTCACTTATACCCGCCGAAGTAAATTCATTGAACGTTACACCATCAGCAGATTGTCTGAAACTTAATGTAGTACCATCAGAAGTGATTCTTAAATACTTAGCTGTATATAATGATTCAGATACTCCGATAATAAACGGTGTTGAGCTGTAGGAAGTTCTAGTAGTCCAGTAGTTAAGAATCATACCACGACCACTATTGTCAGCAGTCATACCAAATGCAACAACTTTACCACCAGTATCGATTAAACAAAGACCACAACCTTGATAGTTGTTTTGTGTTAGTAGCGCATCAACACGAGCGGTGATTGTAAAGTTCCCGGAAACGGTACCATTATTTCTTGTGATGGTTAAAAGTCCACCGGAACCACCATTATGAACATCTCTTATTTTCAGCCAGGAATTATCAACCGTTAGTACAGCATTGGTGCCGTTGGTCAATGTCCAGCCACTATCAAGAGTATATCCATAGAATTCGTCGTCGAATGCTGAAGCCGATTGCGGAGGCATGTCTATGGGCGATAGTGTAGCTATTCCATTAATCGATGTAGACGAACCACCACCAGGAATCGTAACAGTTACGTCATTACCGGATGTCGAAGCAGTTACGCCAGCTCCAGCAAAGTTGATGGATGCAAGAGCAGTCGTAAGGTTACTTCCCTCATCTTTAGCAATAATCGAATTACCGCCACCAGGAATTGTAACGGTTACGTCATTACCAGATGTTGAAGCGGTTACACCAGCCCCGGCAAAGTTGATGGATGCGAGATTGGTTGTAAGGTTACTACCCTCATCTTTGGCAATAATCGAAGCACCACCACCAAGACCATCTAATTTGGTCTTATCAGCAGAAGTCAACAATCCAGCCAATGATGTGGTAGCAGCAGGAATCGTAGCGGAAGTACCTGTACTAGAAGTTACATCAATCGTAGTAGTTGTGCGATTGTCTGTTCCCAGGTTTACAGGAACATTAGAACCACCAGTAACCGTAGCATTGACAATTGCATTTGTGTCATCATACGAAAAACTAATGCCAGTATGGGAACCACCAGTTAGCATACCAGCAGCAGCATCTTGAATTTCTTCTAGCGTATAGCCTCCATTGAATGTGGAAACTGTATACTTACCATTGTAAGTATGACTTGTACTAGTAGAACTTAATGTAGCTCTGAGGTTGATGGTATTATCGACACTCCAATCGAATGTAACGTTATCAATTTCTTTGGTAGCGGTTATTGCACCATTACCAAGAGTAGCACTAGCGGCGGAAACAAAGACTTGTACCAACATATACGCTGTTGATGCTGTCTTTCTACGGACAATCAATCTAACTAGTGTATGTCTTTCGGTAGCAGCCGCAGAAATCGTACCAGTTGTGGTAGACAAAGCACTGCTACTACCAACCAATACATTGTAGTTGATGGTTTGTGTGGCACCAGTGTCGTTGGTATATAATGCATTATGGTCAATAAGCCAACCAGCACCAGCAGTGCTAACGATATTTGCCGGAAGTGTAACAGAACCAACCAGTGCCTCAACAGCACTATTGGAAATGTTATATCCAGTGCTATTGTATACGACTTGAGGATTCGTACCAGTACCACCACCGCCGCCGCCAGGAATCGTGACGGTTACTGCATTACCAACATTACTAGCGGTTACACCAGCACCTGCAAAAGCAATGGACGTAGGAGTGGAAGTTAGAGTAGTCGATTCATCGATAATGCTGATTGCACTAGGAATTGTAGGCTTGTTTAGAATCTGTGCTACACCCGAACCAGCGTTCCAATCCGAGTTGACTTGAGCATCAGGAATTGTGGGTTTGTTGGTCAAGTCGGTATAGCTACCGCTGAACAAGGTAGGCTTGTTGAGGATTTGAGCAAGACCTGAGACAGCATTCCAATCGCTATTAACCTGCGCAGCAGGGATTGTAGGCTTGTTGAGAATCTGTGATACACCCGATACAGAGTTCCAATCTGAGTTGACTTGAGCAGCAGGAATTGTGGGTTTGTTGAGAATCTGTGCTACACCTGAACTAGCATTCCAATCGCTATTAACCTGCGCAGCAGGGATGGATGGTTGGTTTGATAGGTCGGTGTATGAACCAGACGTGGCAACTGGTGCAAGAGTTGCACCAGTTACGGTAACAGCACCACCACTATTAGTAGCCGTTAAACTATTTCCAACAAAGTTAAACGATGTTACAGCATTCGTCAGAAGTACACCTTCATCGGATGCAGAAACTGACCCTGCTCCACTCGCTCCAATACCTGTCGGTGATATCGACAAGTCTCTAACGGAAGTCAACCGAACTCTACCTAGGTTTGAACCACTAGTTCTGGTTTCCCATACAAACTTGTAAAGTACGGTGAATTCTAGAACAGTTATTGGTTTCGCTAGCGATGACCAGTTTTCCGCTTCTGCTGTGGTTACTGAAGTATACTGGGTTTGACCTTGGATAATCTGATAACCATTGGGCGTAGCTCGCAAATACGTTGTGATGAAATTACCGTTACTATTATTAGCTTGTGTCAATGTACCTGCGTTGTCATAGTTGATGTAACCACCAGGCGTATACGCGAATGGTACAGCAGACGACACCCATGCCCAAGTAGCACCACTACGATAACGAATGGTATAAGGTGTTCCTGAACCATTACCATCAGCAATACCTGGGATATCATGGCGAATATCTTCATCGTACAAAGTACCACTAGTAATACCGAATGTACAAGCAGCATCCGTTAGTGTAGCTAGTGTAAACCCACTCAACACACCACCACCAGGAGTCCACTTGCTACCTTCGGTTAAGTGATGGTAAGCATGTAAACCTCTCGTAAAACTACATGAGTGTAGTTCAGAGTACATCTGGAACTTAGGTGTTAGTGCATCGTTCCACTCAATTAGAGCAACGGGCACCCAGTTCTGATTGATATCGGTTAAAAGCCAAGGCGACGTAGCAGTGCTTAGCGTTCCATCAGTCGCGTCGATGTAAACGAAATACTCGTCAGCAGCCGGAGGTGTTCCAGGAAGTACAACCGATTTTGCACCAGTTACCGTATACTTAACAGAATTTCTCCAGTACACCCAAGTCGAACCAGTCGGTGTAATTGTGAAAGTATAGTTTGCTGGGTTGAACGAGATTGTAACGTCCGGTGCCCCAGGTAAGAAACCAAACACTCGTTGGTCTGCTGACGGGTCCGGATCATGTGTAACCGTTATTGCATTACCAACATTGGTAGCTGTTAGTGCAGCACCGACAAAGTTAATAGACGTTGGTGTAGATGTTAATGTACTACCTTCTTCTTGTATTGTGATTGCACTAGGAATCGTAGGCTTGTTGAGGATTTGAGCAAGACCTGAACTAGCGTTCCAATCTGAGTTGACTTGAGCAGCGGGAATGGATGGTGGGTTAGCAATCTCACTGTAATTAATCTGAGCAACTGTGAAAGTACCATCGGCCAACATTTTCACTGCATTATTGGTTGTACCAGCAGCAACAGGAACAGATACAACCTTACTAATGACGCCAGTATTATTAGCAGTCTTTAATCCGTAGTTACTATCCACCCAGAACTTGAGTGAATTAAGGGGAGGGTTGCCGTTCGGAACCGTGGCACTATTCATGGCCATAACCATATCGCCACCCTGGAAGGATACAGCACCTCCATCATTGGCGTTGACCACAATACGCGCCCCTAGGCTCTTAATATGGGCGAATCCGTCCGTACCTTCCCACGAGAAGCCAACCAAATCACTCTCGCTGGGATTAAAGATGGCTAGTGTAGGTTGGTGCGCTACGCGTCTATCGTCGAATATAGACAAGACCCTCGATGAAACCGCCGAATTCTGGCCAATACCCAGCGAAATAACTTGACCGAATGCAGGAGCATCATATACAGGAATGTCGATTTTCGTTGGAACCGAGCTACTTCTCGGTGTAGTTGTGTTCACCGTGCTTGTACCACCGAGTACCAGCGAGCCGTTAGCAACACTGATATTACTACCATTTCCGGTAATTGATACCGTACCAGTAAATGCTCTAGTACCACTTGCCAGTGAATATTGAGGGTGGTCGTCATCAGATAAACCAGTTAAAGCACCGTGGTCGGTTACTCCACCACCGCCACCACCACCAGGAATCGTGACGGTTACTGCACCACCAGTATTGGTAGCTGTCACACCAGCACCTGCAAAAGCGATGGATGTAGGAGCACTGGTAAGTGTAGTCGATTCATCAATAATGCTGATTGCACTAGGAATGGATGGTTTATTGGTTAAGTCGGTATAGCTACCACTGAACAAGGTAGGCTTGTTGAGGATTTGAGCAAGACCCGAAACAGCGTTCCAATCGCTATTAACCTGTGCAGCAGGAATTGTGGGCTTGTTGGTCAAGTCTACATAAGACCCAGATGTGGCAACAGGTGATAATATGTTGGTGGTTGCCACGGGATTAGCACCTATTCTGAATACGCCCGTACCCTTGGGCGACGCAACTATATCGATGTTATTATCTGTACCAACCGCAGCAAGCGTAGGAGCAGCAGTGGTTAAAGCACCTGTAATGGTTAGATAATTGGCAGTTGTACCACCTGAGTCAATCACTTGGAAGTTGGACTGTGTGCCGCCATTCTGGAATAATATACTACCAGTACCCTTGGAACGAACAATAGCAGCGATGTTGTTATCTTGACCAGATGCTACAAT